AAGGCCCACACGCGGCACTTCAAGTTGCCGGGGACGTAACCAACGAGGGTCACATCGATCGTGTCAGCAGCAGTGTAGTACTTACCAGCGGTCAGGCCGACGGTAGCACCGGTGCTCAGAGTATGGATCGAAGCAAACGAACCAACTGCGTCGGCAGCAACGCCGTCGAGGTAGCCATCAGCATCAGCGCCATCACCCACATCCAGAGTCAGACTGCCAGTGCCAGCAGTCACAACATCGACACCGACATGCAGAACCAAAGACTTGGCGGGAACAGGAATTGCCTCAAGCACATCCCCAGAAGCCAGAGCAGTAGCGCCAGCAGCAGAGCGAGCAGCAGTGATCGCAGCAAAGTCCATTTCGACTTCCATGCGGGTTACTTTGGTCAGCCCATCAGCACGAAATGCAGCCGTGCCTTTGTTAAAACCAATCGAATCAGTATATGTAGCCATTTCAATCTCCTAAAAAGTTTGGAGGACGGGGGCCGAAGCCCCCGACCAATTACGCCAGAGTGACGATACCGGTAGTCAGAGCCTCAGGCTTAACCACTTTGTAGCCGTAAACTTGCAGGCCACGGATGATGTTGCCGAAGGTGGACTCGGAACGGATCGTCTCCATCTCGGTCATCTGAGAGGCGAACGTAAAGCCCATCTTGTGACCAGCGATGAGGTTGAACTTACCGCCGCTTTCAACTTTCAGGTTGTGGCTCATATAAACCGTGAAGCGGTCAATCATACCGAGGCGACCGTTACGGAGAACAGAGACGCTATCACCTGTCAGCGACGCATCTTTCAGGTCAGACTTCTTAATCATGCCAGCCATCTTGGCGGGGATAATCAGGAAGCGGTTACCTTCAGGAGCGTTGGCCTCGTCCAGAACCGTACCCATGTCAACAATGTACTCAAGCACATTGGTCTTGGTAATAGCAACTGGAGAACCAGTCGTACCAAGGTTGATGTTGGCGGAGATACGACCTGCACTACCGCCTTTGTTGGCAGCAGCCACATCGGGCAGCATGTCGGTCAGAACGCGCTGGTCGATCTTGATCTTCATACGCTCGGAAGCGTCTTTCGACCAAGTGTCCATCAGAGCGATGTCAGACTGAACCTTATCCACATCGTCCTCGATACAGGCGAAGTACTCGCCCTTGTCGATTACGAGTTGCAGTTTGGGTTTGTCGGGGTTCTCGACCTGAAGGGTCTGACCTTTGACATAAGTTTTGATCGTGATCTCAGGGGTGGTACGGATGTTGACCGTATCGCCCATGCTCTTGATTTCGCCTTCGTAATCAGTGTTGGCAATAGCAGCCAGCACAGTTGCGTCGTAGAAATTCTCGATCAGTTTGCCCGACCAAATTTCGGGGATGAAGTTGCCGCTGTAGTTTGGGCGGCCTTGAGTGACGGGAAATCCCATGATAAAACTCCTCTAATCAAGCGTTAGCAACAATGCGTCCATCTCGCTGTGCAGCAAAGATGTCGCGTTCAATGCGGTCACGCTCCTGCTCTCGACCCTTGTACTTACCCGAGCGAACATCGTTAAAGAATGTCTGGATGTCCACAGGTGAATAGGTACGAGCGTTTGAGTTAGAAGGCGCACCAGTGTTCCGAGAACGACCCGGAGCCACTTGACGTTCTAACTCTGAGGCAGGCGCAGCCCGGCGAGTGTTTTGAGCAACATTGGCTTGTCCAGTGAACTCAAGCCAAGACTTAAAGAAACTACCCACACGGCGCACATCTAGATTGCGCTGGGCATCCTCAAGGATGGTCTGACGAACAATACCTGTCAGCGGATCAATATCGAGCATCCATGACTGGAAAGCATCGCTATCGTTAATATCCCGCCAGTTAGGTACGGCGTCAGTAAGCGCAGCCCAAAATTGCTGCTCAGCAGTCATCGCCTGTCGCTGTGCTACTGCCTGTACTTGAGGTACGACATTAGCGGACAACTGACGAATCATGCCTTCCAACTGCGCGATCTTCTGAGCGACCGGGATGAGTTCTTCGCGAGACACACGACGCATAACATCGAGTGATTCGCCGTACTCCTCCTGATCCTTATCAGTTACCAACTGCTCAACTTCTGATTGGCGTTTGGCTGACTGCGCAGACATGGTTGCAAGCAATTGCTCCATCTGCTGTAGACGACCGGTAAGTTCTTTGTTCTGACTGTGCAGACGCGGAACCTCGGCGTTGTACATGCCTTGGAGAGTGCGGTATTTCTGGTTAAGTGTTTCTTCGGCGTCTTTTCCGCCGTCTTTCCCTTGCTCCTCGGTACTCGACGACTGAGCAGCGTAGTCCGTTGCAGGGTTCTCGTCGGCAGATGTAGCGGGTGTATTCGCGGCTTCAATGGACGAAGTTCCACCGTCGGCGCTGTTATCGCCATTGGTTTCGTCACCATTGAGTTGCTTATACAACTCCTGTACAGCCTCGGTCTGTTTACGAATTTGCTCTGGAAGTGCCATGATTAAACGCTCCTATCGGTATGCGTGGATTAGACGGCGAGTCATATCATTGAGACTTTGCCGCTAGTTCAGGGGACTCTTTGGCGAGTTTGTAAATCTCGCCCAAAACTTGGCATCGCCCCTGCATCAATGCCGCGTTGTTTATTGCACTGGGAAGTTGCTCCAGTTCATGCGTACGCCAAGCCTTGAGCCAGTCCAGAATCTCTGGATACTGGCGCATTGACGTAGCAAGCGCGTGGACAACCTTAGGATCAGGACGAATCATAATCCCCTCCCAGATACTGTGTTCGCTTCCATTCCACCTTTGGGAGTGCCATCAGGTTGCGTCGGTGTAGGTGCTGGACTCTCTTGCGAGGGGGCCATAACCCCACCCTCACCAGTCGGAGCAGCAAGCCTTGCAACAAACGCAGCCTTCTCCCGAGACGGAATGATCTCGTCCACAGGCATTTGCAACCCTTTAGCCACTTCGCGAAGAATCGCGGCGCGACCATCCCTACCAAGAATCTCGAGGTCAATCGGATTGGCGGTTGCGTTGAGGAACTCGATACGGCGCATGTTGACAGTCTCTTTAACTGCCAAGTTCACTGCGCCCCGGGCGACAACCTGAGCGTCACCCTTAATAGACTCATCCTCGTCGTAGCGCATGTTGTACACAAACTGGCGCATGACGATGGGCTTAATCACATCTGTGTCGATGTGACCAACAACCTGACGAATACCTTTACCTGCCGCGCCCATCAGCATAGACAGGCCAGACGATGTACGCCCAGCACCTTGCGTGTCGAGGTTGCCGTAGAGGTAAGCAGGAATACCTGAGTGATCGTCAGCCATGCGGCTGAACTTCTCATACACACCCATCAAGGTGTTGGCATTGTCGTCAGGCTGAGTAAAGCGAACAGCAGGCGCACTCGACCCAACGGGGTCGTTCATCACCTGCCATATCTTCCATGGGTGCATCTGAGTGATGTCCTCGTTCGGAGGAATACGCTCAAGGTTGACCTCGACCTGCGGGCCAGAGGCAATGCCCATGTTGTTAACCAGTGCACGCGCTGCGGCGTTACAGATGTTCTGGATGTCCTCGATGATTTCTGGGATACCCTTACCCCAGAACGCGCCCGGGCACTTGATAAACGAAGTCTTGCAATAAGGCTTCTGACCCAGTGGGTCATAGTTCAGCACAGCCTTGATGACATAGTTGCCGATCACCCATACATTGGCGTCGTACTCTTGGGCCTCATCAGGAACCTCGTCCTCAGTCATCCCCCACTCGCGCAGCATCTTGCCGGAGACTTTGCCCCAGAACTCCAGAGCATCGAAGATGTCAGTCGGACGCATATAGGAGTAGTACTTGCGCTCCTCCTCTTGCTTTTCCAACTCAGCAATCTCATTGATCCACGAAGGGCCAGCACCGTTTTCCAAAATCTCACGAATAGCATCCTCGTCGTAGCCCGGCACACCGATCAGGTCTGCCAACTCAGTGCGTGACAGAGGGTGGTGCTCAAACAAGTAGCCTTCGTCGATGTTGGTAATGCCCGGCTCAGGATAGATGCGGAACGGATCAACACGCTCAAACTCAGGAGCCAAACGCTCGATGGGCTTAACCGTAGTCACACCCGTCGAAGTGTCCCAGCCCAACGCACGCTGACGGCGCACGATCGGCCCTTTGATGAAGGCCGCAGGGAATGTAACGAGATCAGTGATGAAGTCGTTGAACGACTCGACCCAGCCGCCTTGAGCGAACTGATCTTCGATCTTGATCTTCATCTTGTCAGCGCGGTTCTGCGCCGACTGCAATAGTTTGAAGCGGTACTCTTGGGAAACCAGTTCCTTGAGTTCTTCCATCTGCTGCTTGCTAGGAGCCTGCTGGGTGTCCTGAAGAATCTCCAAGACCTTGTTAGCAAACTCATCCTGAAGCGTTCTTTGCTGGTTAGGCGACAGATCAGGGATGGGGGTAGGCAGGATGTCCCAAGGGGGTGTACCGCTGTCGAGTAAGATGTCGCGCAACCAAGACTCGGCTGCACGGCACTTGACTTCGGTAATCATCATGAAAATCTCTGAGCCGCCTTGCGCACGAATCTGCGTCAACTTGTCAGGCTCATACTCCCCGTTGCGCTGACGCATAGCGGTGAGCATCTTGTTCTTCATCGGCTCTTTGGCAATCTTGGCTGCGTCCCAACACAGACGCAGGTAACTCGATAGGCCAAGGATCATGGGCTGGTTCTGACGCTCTTGCAGCGCAGCCTGTGCCGCGTCCGCCTCTTGGCGAGCAAGTTCGTCGTTACTCACGACGCGCAGGAATGTTAGCCCAGCAGCCATTTATTTCTTCGCCTTTTCCATAGCCTTGCGCTCCATCATCTGACCGATGGTCATTGGAGGAGGTGTGTACTCAATCGGCCCCATGACATCTTCAAAGGTCATGGGTTTGCCAGCCATACCGCTGGTATCCATCTTCGGGTTATCCGAGATGATCTCGTACGCTTTGCCGGACTTCGATGTTTTCATGCTGGCTCTCCTACTACATATTGTAGTGTGGACATAGCAGCAAGTATACAGGCTGTCAAAAGAAAAAAGAACCCCGGAGCGAACTCGACGGGGCTAAACGGCGCGAAGGAGAATACGCCGGGAGGTGACAAGAAGAAGTATATCAAGTCCACCCCGCTGCTGCAACCTGCTTAATCTCACGGCGCTGGGGTAAATGATTCCCCTCCCCAACACTCGCGATATGGAGCATGAGATATTGTAACGCCTCAGCCACATGGCTGTGCTTATTCTTCTCGATGTCGCCATCGCCTCGGGGTTTGTACCTATAGCCACCCATCATCGCCGCCTTGAGTTGTGTGCATGATGGATCAACGAGGAACGCCGGGTCGCCGTCCACTTGCCGCATCAGGTAGTCATCGACTGCGTTGATCCGTGCCGAGATGCTGTTGGTTTTGGCTGGCATGACCTTGAGTCCTTCAGCCTTGATGATGTCCACCGCACTGCGCTCGTCGGTCTGCGCTCGCTGGACACCCGCCGGGTCAGTAATCACCATGATGGGCGCTCCGCCGAAGCGCTCGAATATGAGCGGCTTGAGCATGGTACGCACGAAGCGCTGTACACCCATGTCAAAACTTACACACTCTGCGAGCACCAAAGCCCTACCACGCGGGTCTTGCTGCCCGATGACCGCAGCGGGGGTGAGGCCCAAGTCCATCCCCACAACAATGGGTCGAACCCCATTGTTGATATGGCGAAGTCTCTCGCGAGCCATGTGGTAGTCCGGCCTGAAATACTTGTACACCGGCATACCAGCCGAGGACAGTCCATACTCCCCGTCAATGTAAACCCGGACGTATTCTTCACTTCGACCTTGGGTGTCGTAGTAGCCGTCCGGAAGGTTCTCGACGTTCTCGGCGTAGACCGAGCGCCCACTGGGTTGCTTGAATACGGCCCAGCCATTATCGTTCGGAGATACGCCATCTTTGGGGTCTAAGCCTTCCATCTGGTAGTACCACCATGTGTCCATGGTTGGTGGGTTGGTATCTCCCCACATCCCGTGCCAAGTGGGGCCGCCATCTTTAGACGATGGGAATCGTCCAATACGCTTCGACATCGCATCCACAATATCTGGGTGGATGTCTCGACACTCGTTGAACCACGCGAATGTCAACTCCAAGGAGTTCAGGTTCGCCACATCGTCCGCGTCGTCCAACGCCCGGAACATAATCTCGCACTCAACGTCGCCCACTTTGAAGAAATAAGTCTTGGTCGTACGCATGTACTCCCCGCACACCCCCGGCGGGAACCAGTCCAAGAAGGTCTTGATCGTGGTGTCCTGCAACTGGCGTGCAGTCTCACGCACAATCGCCGCCCGTGTTTTGCGCACACCCTGCGCGTTGGGCTGCTGCATACTGGCGCGGCGCACAATCTCAAAGGAGGAAGTTACCGACTTACCCGAACCAACTGGCCCCATGAGCACGCGCATCTTGGAGTCGTTCTCCATGAACTTCTGGCCCGTAGGCGGTGGAGTGTAGTTAATGTCAAGCGGCATCCGCAGTCTCCACTAGCATGACGACAAACTCGCGCCCGCGCTTTTTGTGTTTGGTGATCTTGGTTCTGAAAGAAGCCTGCGCCTCTTTTAGCGCCAATGTAAAGTTATTGTACTCCGCAGAGTTGGAGAAGATCGCGGCTTTGAAGCCATCGTAGGTTGCGTTAAGCCTGTTCGCTATGCTCGATGGCAGTGACATCTTCAGCCTCTATAGTTCGTGCGTCTTGTGGAGAATTGCCAAGGTTGATCGTGATGCGTACACCACCAGCGCCACCCTCAGCCGTGACTTCGTTCTTTGGTTCCAACCCACCCCACTTGACTGTGGACTTGATGAGGTCGGCCTTTACTGCGGGCGAAACCGCCGGATCGTGTATCAACATCCAAGATGTTGTGAGGAGTTCTTCAGCCTGTGCCCGGGCTTTGAGTTTGAATGTAATTCCCTTCTCGCGCACTTCCTCCCGGTAGTGTTCCACTTTCTTGAGGAATACCGGGTCGGCGTTGAAAGTCAGAATGTCGTTGGCGTTGATGCGATGCCGGGCCATGACCTCTTGCAAGGTCTCACCGCTGCCCTCCAATGTGAGGGCGATGTCGAACGCCAGCCTATCTGACCACTTCGTGTGGTGTAGTGGGAGTGTGTCCATGCTGCGGAGTATAGACCAACTTACGGGCGTGTCAATGATTTGATGGGGTGGGGGCGGGTGTGTTCAACAACCGAACCTCACAAAATAAGATTCTTTGTTACCGCCCCCAGTAACAAGGTAACACAGGTCGGGGGCTGCGTAACTTTACACGTTGCTTTTTTGGGGTCTTGGTTTAAGAGGTTGCCTATATATGCGGGGGGGTGTCCAAGCGCGTGTCCATGTGCCCCCCCGTCCGCCCGCCACCAGCAAGCGGCATCGCGCCGAAAGCCCCGCCCGAAAGCGCCTATTCGTGCCGTACTTGACGGTTTTGTAAATTCTGGCAATCTGAAATTGTCGATGCAGAACAACGCAACGACAGAGCGGGTAGCAATTCCGCTCCCGCTCTTTAACAACTTGAAAGGAAATACCATGAGTACAGGCACTCCGACCGCCAAGCGGTCAATCGCCCCCGTCACCCTGACGGTTGAAATCACAGCCACTCGCATCAACGAGAACGGCACACTTAGCGGGATCACCGCAAAAGTGGTGAAGCAGCCCATCAAGGGTAACGAGTTCAAGACCTCGGTTCCACCGATGGCAGGCGGCGCAGTTTACCTCAAGGCTTCCAGCCTTGAAGGACTGACCCTTGTCGAAGGTGACGCCCCGAAAGCGGCGGCCACTAAGGTCAAGTTGTTCTAAGTAGCACCTCCGGCTGGTGACAGCAGCCGGAGTTTTTTCAACCCTTGCAACGAAGGAGAAACCATGAGCAAGGAACGCAAGGCGCGTAAACCAGAGACGCGCCGATATGAAGTACGCTGGATCGAAGGCAATATGATCTTCATGCGCTGGTTCTGTCGCGGTTCTGCTGCCCAGAGTCTGGCAAACATGCTGAAGGCAGACGGCTGCGATGTAATAGTAGTCAAGTGGTAATGTAAACCAAGGAGCCGGAGAAATCCGGCTCCTTCACCAAGGAGAATCAAATGGAAAAGTTCATTGAGGAGTACCCAGTCCTATCAGGCATCGTCACAGCAGCAGTAGTTGCACCAGTTCTGTATGTGCTGCTGGTTCTAGCGATGTCGATGTAACCCAAGCCCGGCGAAAGCCGGGTTCTTTTTACACCTCAACAATAAATAAAACCATACGCCGGGGGGTGCAGGCACGACACATGGCGCGATATGGCATATGTACATGTAAACTTATGGGGCAATTGCCAATAATCTACGCAATAATCTGCACAATCTAAACCACGCGGGGCATTTTAGATTGTTTGCCACCGTACTTGACAGCCGCCAACCCGCATAAAACCAAGAGACTTTACTCTATCTAATGTAAACAATCTAAATAATCTAAATAATCTATGTTTTTTTGATATGCGTCACGCTACAATGCTTTTTCCTAAGTAGTAATGTAAGGTGCAGGTGTTTATGTGTGTGTCTCACCACCCCAAAAATCGTAGATTTTTTAGATTATTTAGATTATTGCCCCGTAACCCATTGATTTCATTACACATTCCAAACAATCTAATTTTTGTTTTTGCTTGCTTTCCGTAGATTGTTTTTGCATATGCGTAGATTGTTTACAATGTAAAGTATTCGATTACAAGACATGGCGACCCCTCCGAAGTGACCGCTCACTTCCTCGGAAACCCGCGCCCAGCCTGTACTTGCGCCGCGCCCCGAACCCTGCCAATCTGGGTCTGTCCCCGAGAAAGGGACATTCTTTTTATAACTTTACTTTAGGAGTTGTTATGCAAGCAACAGTGAAAAAGTCCATCAAGCCCGTTACTATCACCGTCACCTTGGTGGCAAAGAAAGTAAACGAGAACGGTACATTCAGTTCCTTTGAGGTACAGAGCGTTAAGGGTAGCATGAAGAACAGCACCCTACGGGTTGCTACTCCACCCCAAGGTGGCGGTGCTATCTACCTCAAGGTTGACAGCCTTGAAGGACTGGAGATGATCGAAGGTACAACGCAGATCAGCGGCTTGAAAGTCAAGTTGTTCTAACCCAACGGCGGAGGTAACCCCTCCGCCTTTTCTACCACCAACCTACTGGAGATACATATGTCATCAATGAGAGTAGACATGAATAACTTTACACGCTTTGTCAGCCTTGAGGATGCTGGCTTAGAGGAGGGTTCATCCGATGAACCTGTGCACGGTCAGTTCCTTGGCAACGGTGGGAGTATCTACTCCTACACCGAATGGTTCTATGATGGCGATGACTCAGCCTTTGGGATAATGTGATGGAGAGGGTAGCCAACACCAAGTGCCGCAACCATGTTGTGGCACGGCTACCCTTTCAGGGTAGCAACCTATACGCCGAGTGGGTAAAGCCACTTACTGCCTTACGCAATGAGACTGACAAACGGCAGTATGTTGTGTTTTCCTACGGGGCACACTTCCCTGCGTACATTTACACCGAGGGCGTATGGTTTGAGAACGAGGACAAGTACAGCCCTACAACCTCCAAGCACATGAGCCAAGCAAGACCTACGGACAAGACAATCCTCTTGTCTACACGAGCCATGATTGCATTGGCGGCTGAGGGGTACGAGTACCTTGTAAAGCAACGCATCTTAACGGGGGGGCACATATGAGTGACGAAGATCGCCGCTACTTATGCACCAACTGCTACGGTGGGCATGTGGAGTACAGACGGTGGAAGGCAGGGTATAGCACCTGCCTGCCCTGTGGAGAGGAGTTAGCCAAGCAACGCAAGCACACGATTGTGCCTATGCACAAGTCGAACTATACAGTCATCACCGACATGGAGATGCTTGTCGGTATCAACAACAAGGGAGGGTTGACCAAATGAAATATGTACTGTGGATGGTCTACGGACTGGTAACGGGAGGCTTAGCCGCCCTGCTGATGGAGTGGCTATCATGAAACCTGACAGACGCAGGAGTTACATACGCCCTTCGGGGCGTGGCTTTAGGCGCAGTAAAGTTAAGGACATACTGAACTACATCATCGGTGGTCTCAGCATGTTGGTGTTTGCGGTGTTCGTTGCTGTGCTGTTTATCGAATGGTTCGCAGGGTGTGGGGAGACCTACATTGACGCAAACGGGGAGCGTCATGCCTACGAATGTGTGTTCATCCCCCAACCCAAATGAAGGAGTTATCCATGAAACTATTTGCCCTGCGTGACACTTCCCACCGACTGGTTAAGGGGAGTGACGGCAACCCCGTCTACTTCGCCAACAAGCGAGAGGCTAGGGACTATCGCAAAACCCTGACTGATCGCCACGATCAGTACTTCGTAACCTACGGCATTGACCATAAACTTTACAAAGGACAGTAACCATGCGAGCCACACTACTCAAAGAAACCCTGAAGTCTCTCTTTCCCATCCAGCGTACAGTATCCATCGAGGGTAGCCCCGGTGGTGGCAAGACAACCATCGTGCATGAAGTTGCCAAGGAACTGGATGTTGAGTGCCGTGAGGTACACATGCCGACCATGCTTGTCGAGGACTTCGGTATCCCCATGCTGACTGGCGATAGCCTCCAGTACAAACTGCCCGAGTGGTTTCCCGTGAAGGGCAAAGCACCTGAGAGCGGCATCCTCCTGTTCGATGACCGCAACCAAGCATCGGCTGACTTGCAGAAAGTTCTTGCCAACATCTGCCAAGCCCGTACTTTACATGGGGTGGCTATGCCTGATGGGTGGCAGGTTATCTCAACGGGCAACAGACAAGCAGACCGAGCAGGTGCTAACCGCGTACTGTCCCACCTTCGCAACCGTGAGACTGTCTACGAGTACGAGACCCACCTCGATGACTGGACACAATGGGCTATCGACCACGATGTAAAGCCTGAGGTCATCTCGTTTATCCGCTTCCGTCCCAACCTGCTTCATGACTTCGACCCTCAGCGAGATCAGAACGCCACACCCCGTTCATGGGTTGAGGGTGTATCCGATGCGCTTGGCACAGTACCTTCGGAGGCTGAGTACGAGACATTCAAGGGTGCAGTAGGTGAGGGCGGTGCGGCTGAGTTCGTAGGCTTTGTCCGTATCTACCGCAAGTTGCCCAACCCTGACGCAGTACTGATGAACCCCACCACTGCTGATGTGCCATCTGACCCTGCCACCCTGTATGCCCTGAGTGGTGCGATTGCTGAACGGGCTACCGAGGGCAACATGGAACGAGTGTGTACCTATGCAGAGCGTATGCCTGCTGACTTCTCGGTGCTTACTGTGTCCTATGCGTCCCGTAAGAAACCTGAACTGGCGAACACGCAAGCGTTTA